AATCAGCCAAAGTAGATTTCCATCTCTTGCGTAAATGTAACAAGACAAGCAAGGCTTTACAAGCAAAACGGCAATACCAACAATAAGATACAAGCATAATAGAGCAAGAGGATATTGACAAACCAGCACCAAATGGATCCGCGTGTATCTTGACTGTAGCGAAGGAAGGTAAAAAGCCATAGGGCGAGAGCCAAGAATACCTCTATCCATAATCCTGCATAGATTGGCCCGAACAATAAAAAGAAGACCCACCCGAAAACATAAACACTGTATCCTTTGAAGAACCCCCACTCTAAATGTCCATTCTTCCCCACCGTCGTCTTTTCTACAGAAAGTCTCCCCAACGCCAATGTCCAAAAGACATAGAACACGACCATCCACTCACGTAGGTCTACTTCCTTGATTAGAGACAGTCCAAAGATGGGCTGTAGGATGAGTAATCCTAACCCTAGATAACTCAAACGGATATTGTATTCATTGTGCAGGTTTCTCCATAGAAAATATTCAACCAATTGCATAAAAAGAATAGAACACAGAAAGGCATACGCAGCTAAGGAGTGGATTTCTTTAATCTTGTAGGGGGTGTAAAGATTGTTATAGAGAATAAGTCCCAATACAAAACTACTAAACAAGAATGTATTCAGAGATACATGCTCGTTCCAACACATTAATCTATTGAATATTAAAATTTGGTCTTTTTGACATTGATCTTTTGTTTGATATTCTTCTTGGAGTCAAAGGCTTGCTCCTCGTCTTCGTTGTTGGCCTTCATCTTCCATAGTTCAGGTGCACACAATTTAAAGGGGGGTGTAGGGTTGGCCTTGTACCAGGCGACCTGGGACGTGAGCTCATTGCTGGAGCTGTTGTTACAGATGACCAAACATTCGAAATTCTCTGTACATTGATCCATGACTTGACAGAACGACTCAAAGGTTGGAAACATGCCCGCATAGTTCTCGTAGATACGTTTTCGGTTGGCAATATAGGGTTCACGCAGGATAAACACATAATCCACATTGGTTCTTAGTTGTGGAGGAATGCCTAAAGGATACTGCATCGTAATAATCAACATGATTTTCCAGTGTCGACCGTTCATGAAAATCATACGCATCAGTTCGTTTTTGGACCAAGAACTATCGTACAAGCAATCATCCAGGATGACAAAGGTACGCGGGTCGATACTGCATTTCTTGTACATATCCAACTGTGTCTTGACCTGTTTCATGACCTGTTTTTGTCTCAATAAAATATTTTGAATGATGCCTGTCTCGAATTTCGAATGAATGAGCACGGCTGGCACGTGATTGGAATAAAACTGATTGGCTCCTTCTGTACCCGAAATGACCGTTCCTATCGGTACATCCCTTTGATGATACAGTAAATCTCTTACCAAGAAACTTTTACCCGTGTCTCGGCGTCCGATCAACACAATCACTGGACCCTTGTTTTCGTCTTTATGAAAGACAATACGTTTCATATCAAATTTTTTTAGTTCAAGTGTCATTAACATATACACAGAGAACGTAGGTTGAAATTAGACGCGGCCTTTTGATGAGTTCAAACGTATAAAATCTTTTATCCTGGGAAAACAATGAACGCGACTTTTCATCCTATTCAGGCATATACCTCGATTGTCCCTAAAAAAAAGGTCGACGCCTATGTCAAACAGAATACCTATAACGAGTATGTCGTGACAGACACGGAAAAGCGAGAGAGGACATGCTTTAAGAAGGTCATTCCTTTAATCGATTTCGTCAAATACTTATCGGGGAAATACAAGCAAGAGAATATTCTTTCGCTTCCTTGTCCCGAGCCATCCGAGGAAACCCCTTTTATCTCGTGTATTCAGTCACCGCATAATTATGCTTATGTAGATAGTTTCTTTTATTGTTTAACCTCAAATCTGAAAGAAGAAGGGTTTCAGCATGGCATGGAAGTGTTCGACGAATACATCTGTCTCGCGGACAATGTAGAAATCAACATTGCAGACGACTTTGAATATATTTGTGAGAGCCAATTTTTTAAGGAAAGACTAAACCATGACTTTTCTTTCAAGGAAGAAGAACTGAACGGACTTTTACAAGAGAAGAAACAAGACCCGATCCAAATATCGGACGAGCATTGCCTTTTTGAATTGGATGATCTAGATGACAAAGAAGTAGTGGTGTCTCCGCTTATAGATGAGGTACACGAAGTCGAGGAGGTCCAAGAAGTCCACGAGATCGAGGACCAAGAAATCGAGGAGGTCGAAGACTCCGACGACGCCGTAACCGAGGAGGTGGACTTTGACTTGGATGATCCAGAAGATGGGTCCGAGCTTAGTTTTACGGACGAGGAAGAGGAAGAAATCAGCATCGAAAGCGATTGTGATACTCCCGAACTTCTTCAGGACATGGTGCTCAACATTAAGAAAATGCCCGTGCAGGTGGTGACCTTGGAGAAATGCGAAGATACCCTAGACTCATTATTGGAGACAGATGCCATGCGGATGGAGGAACTGGAAAGTGCAATGTTCCAGATTGTTGTGATGCTGTATACGTATCAACAGATTTTTCATTTCACACACAATGATCTACACACAAACAACATCATGTATGTACAGACAGACAAAGAGTTTATTTCTTACAAGGTTCTTGGACATACCTACAAAATTCCTACCTTTGGGAAACTCTATAAGATCATCGATTTTGGACGTGCGATCTATGAAGTCAACGGAAAACGTATCTGCAGTGATAGTTTTTCGGAGAATGGCATGGCTTATACGCAATACAATTGCCAGCCCTTTTTTAATCCTTCCAAGCCCCTCATCGAACCCAACTATAGTTTTGATTTGTGCCGCCTGGCTTGCTCGATGTCGGACTTTATCATTGATGACCCAAAGGAATTTGACCATTTCCGTGAAGTCCCGATTTACGATCTTATTCTTTCGTGGCTCTACGATGATCATGGAATGAATATTTTATACAAGAAAAATGGGGAAGACCGTTATCCCGATTTCAAACTATACAAGATGATTTCACGCATTGTACACAAGCATGTACCAGAAAAACAATTTAACCATGAATGTTTCGCTAAATACCGAATGAATGTAGAAGCGGATATGGACATTGATGCTTTGGTTAAAACTCACCTACCAAAGGTCTAACCTAAATATATTCAACAAAAGGATTATTTTTTACGTGGACGCTTCTTTTTCGTCGGAGCCACTGGTGACGCTTTCGCCGCTTCAACTCTCGTAGCTTCCGCTACTTCCGCCGCTTCTGTAACTCTTGACTCTCTCGTAATTTCCGCATCTTCCGTAATCGTTGACCCCTCTAGGATGTGATTGATAATAGGATTAATCACTTCTTCGATCGTAAGTTCTAAGACATTTTCTACTGCAGCGTCTACTGCAGCGTCTACCGTAGGATCCGTCTGGGTTTCTTCTGATATTGTCTCGGATACGGGCGTCGGAGTCTCGACTTGCAGGACTGGAGTCTCGGCTACAGGATCGGCTACGGGCTCAGATGAAGGCAAGGCTGGAGTCTCAACTGGCAAGGATGGAGTCTCGGCTACAGGATCGACCACGGGTGTCGGAGTCTCAACTTGCAAGGCTACGGGCTCAACTGGCAAGACTGGAGTCTCAACTTGCAGGACTGGAGACTCAGCTGGCAAGGCTGGAGACTCGACTACGGACTCAGCTACGGGCATCGGTGTCTCAACTGGCAAGGCTGGAGGCTCGGCCACGGGCAAGGCTACTGGCTTAATTTCTACGGGCTTTCCATCAGAATGAATTACGATCTGGATGACATCCTCCGATTTTGTCTCGGCCATAGGTTCACTTGTCGTTTTTGCGACTCGCATAAAATCGTCGTCGACTTCATCTACGTTACACCCTTGCTCTGGCTGTTTACGAAGCACATGGTCTAAAAACATTCCCAATCTGTCTTTTAGGTTTACAAGAAAGGTCATGTGATATATAAAATAGGTATTTAAATATTCTTCAAACAATTGAATATTTGTTTTTACGAGAGTATCTGCAAATACGCGATTATGTACATAATTTCCAATATGTATTCCCGACGTAGTTAATCTCTTTTCTGACTCTCGTTTTCTATGTTCATGATCTAGTGTCTCGTAAGCCTTATGAATAAGAAGAATTATATCTCTATAAAGTTTGTGTACTAGTTCAGGTTCATAGACCTTGGTCGGCTGTAAATCTTTGTAAATGGGAAACACACTTTTCGCTACTCCATGAGGGAGGTGCTCCACATAATAGTCATACACATGATTGTATAGTTTATAATAGTCACAATACAATCGATTATCAATGAGGATAAACTGATCGTTTAAAAAGGTCAACTCGTTTTCAGTGAGTTTGACCTGAAACCGAAACGAGTCTAGACCGAAGAAATGACTGTCATTACTCGAAACCAAATCAGAATAATTGTCTTTCATTGCCTTTTTCTTTTCCTCAAGTCGGTGAAAGAGCTCTTGGATTTGTTTTCGTACTGCGTTTATTTCTAAAAAACGATCTTTCATTAACCTATCTTGTTATTTTATTCAGTCTCCTTTTTTTATCTCTCTATGGTATGGAACAACCGATACAATGGAGCATTGAACACGAGACCATTTTATCCGAGTGGGGAGACAAAGCGTTGTGCAACAAATGGTTACATATGAAAAGTAATGCAAAATATCAGTACTTACACAATATCTACACCATTCCAGTGATCATCATGAGCACCCTTACGGGAACGGCCAATTTTGCACAGGAAAAGTTACCTCCTCAATATGTCTTTTATGCACCCGTCGTGATCGGTTGCATCAATATTTTGGCAGGAATTATTACCACCGTACAACAGTTTTTACACATTACCGAGCTATACGAGTCTCACCGCGTGAGTACCATCGCGTGGGATAAGTTTTATAGAAGGATCAAACATGAACTCTCTAGAAAGCCATCCGAGCGAACCCCCATCAGCGAATTCATGATGACGGCAACGGAAGAATACGACAGGCTGATTGAGACCAGTCCCTCCATCGACAAAGACATTGTGGCCAAGTTCAAAAGCACCTTTGACGGATCTTTCACCAATTTGAGTGTCAAGAATATGTTTCAGGAATTGACCAAACCAGACGTATTGGATAACCTTGTCTCTATACGAAAAAGTATCTACAAGAACCCAGAGGACCGTATCAAGGAAACCATCTCGACCCAGTTACAACAAGATCTTGGATCGGACAGTAACATCGTCAATCAATACAAGAAAATACAAGAGTTTAGCACGCGTTTCCGCATTGAACTTTCTAGAGAACCCACGCGTAAAGAGTACATTGACAATCTGGAAGATATACCTACCCAGTTTATTGATAACTTTTTAGAGCAAGTCTAAGCCATAAGGCGTAAACCTTGCAATCTCAATAACAAGCCTAAGCCTTGCATAAGCATTTTAAAACATATTAAAATTGTGACATAAGTGACGTTCGAAACACGGACCCAGTGGTGGTCAGGCTAACGTTTGACCCGCAATACACTGTCGCGATGACGCTTTCGCCCTTGTTTAGTTTGACAATCTCTTTCATATTCGCTTCAAAATAAGTACTTTTTACATAGGGTGACTTGTACTTAAAAATCTGATTGGACGCGTTGGGTGTTTCCAGCGAGGTGTACCAAGACGTTCGAATGTTGGAAGTCAGATCTAGGCAGGCGTCAACATTGTAAAAGCCAGACTGTGTCGCAACATAGCTCGCATTCAGAATACCTTTACTCTGTTCAATCTCGGTGGTTAAATAAGTTAAGGTTTGGTTGGGTATTTTATAAACGTTCCAAAAATTATTATAGATTAGACCATTGGTTACGTTGATAGAGGACGCATTCACGCTGTCTAAGGTGGTTTGTCCTGTTACGGCAAGGGTGGATAATTGTGTTGCAGAAGATACGTTGAGCGTGGATCCAAGGAATGCAGGTCCGTCCACTTGTACGGTGCTTTTGAAAGAAGCGTTCTCTGACACATTGAGAGTGGAACCGAGGATCGTAGTGCCTGCGACCTGAACCGTTTGTAAGAAAGAAGCATTCCCTGCAGTTCTGAGGGTCGACCCGAGGATCGTTGGCCCCGCGACTTGGACCGTTTGTAAGAAAGAAGCATTCCCTGCGGTGTTCAGCGTCGACCCGAGGATCGTAGGACCTGTGACCTGAACCGTTTGTAAGAAAGAAGCATTTCCTGCAGTGTTGAGTGTCGAGCCTAAGGTCGTGGTGCCGAATACTTGGACTGC